GTTGAATACGGTGGTCCACTATCAGCATACGCTGGTGCAGTGAACTCCTCAACTCAAACCTCTTTCCAACTCACAACTCAATCTCAAGGGCTCATGGTTCAAGTTACTGACCGCTCAGTTATCTCAAGTGGTTCGCTGGCAATTGCAACCGGAGCTGCTAACGTGGAGATGATGTCTGAAGCACTCAACATTGCTCCACAAAACTGGACCAAGGGTTACTTGGTTGGTGTTGAGCAAATCTACCTTGGTGTCGACCAAACCTTTGACCACTGCGATAGAGTTAGCATTGTTCTGGAATGCACAGTTGAAACCTTGACCGCAGCTGGAGCAATGGCACTTGCACTCTCCCAACAGTGAGGCGTTCTACTTGCCAACTGATGAAGACCTTCGGCTTGCTCTACGACTTAGAGCACTTGCTGATGCACTCCTGGTCCCTGCAGCAACTGCAGCGGGATTACCTCCCGAGGTTGTCCAAGGCTTCGTAGAAGGAACCACGACTGGCGCAGTCGCTGCAGCCAAAGCACCAAAGAAGCGCAAAGCATCCGCGTACAATCGAAAGTACAAGGCCGCCTTCAAGCGAGTCTCGAAGAAGTACAAGAAGAAGAACGGCGAATGGAAGAAGGGCGGATTCAAGGCTGCTGTGCGTGCAGCTCACAAAGATGCAGGAGGGAAGAAGTGATGGCGCTCCATACACTACGAGGTCAACTCGAACCTAATGAATTGCGTCGCCTGATTCTTGACGACGGTATGTTTACTGAAGGTCACAAGATTACATCCTTTGAGGTGTGGGCCATCTCACAGACATCGAGCGATGACCCTGCGGCAATCCTGGCACTGTCTGATAAGATAGGCACAGAGTTCGATGCTGGCGACTCCCGCCAAATTGGTTGGGCTATGCAAACCACAACATCCACCACACGCTTGATGAGTTTCAACACCATCGACCCGGACCATGTAATCCTTCGTGACCTATACATCAGAAACATATCCGCGGACCCAACTAACTATCTCGTTACCCTAGTGCCAATTAAGATCACAGAGGACCAAGCGGTTCTGCAACTAATCAAGGAGAGTAGCCAAGATGTCTGAAGAACCAATTGAAGAAGTGAAAACACCAAGTAAGACTGAGCGGTTCGCACAGTGGTTGATGACCCGTGAGGAGCGACGAGCTGAGAAAGAGTCAAACCTTGAAAGTCTGATTCGCCTAAATGTCCTGGTATCTTTTCTCACTCTCGGTTTGGTCGGTGGCTTTGAAACTGTACAGGTTGCTATCTCACTAATCCCTTACTTGGGTTGACATAGCATACAACTCTGAACCCAAAGGAAATTGTATTCGCATCGAACGACTTCACCAGTGCTTAGGCGTTGGTTGTGCTTGCAGAAGTAAGTCTCATCGCATGCTTCACACTTGACACACATTACTCTGCCTCCTTTCGCTTAGCGCGCACGTAAGGTTCTTCCCAACCATCAACAGGAATGTCAATCAAAACACAACTGTAACTGCCAATGAAGTTATGTGGATGAGGACAATCTGCCCACCAACATCGATGTTCCCATTTCACTTTTAGCACAGAGTCGTATTCGATGAACTTAATCTGTTTGCAATCATGCCAAGATTCCATGGCATACTGCTCCTCCTGGTAATCTGCATTGATGCCAAGGCTCTCTGCGCATGAATGGAAGTGTGCAAGCCAGTCATCGAGGGCTTGTTGTTCGTATTTTTCGATTGTAGTCATTGTTCCGCCGCCTTCTTGAGTGCTTCAAGTGCTCTACGGTCACGAATAACTCGTGCACATCCATGTTTGCCCATGGTTGACACTGCAGCATCTACAATCTGTGACATCTTGTAGCCTTGGTCTTTCATGTCTCGCAGGATTTTATCCGTTTCATCGCTCACCGTTATGCTGTACTGGTTCCCCATAGTTAGTCCAAGGAGTCACTAATAATAATATTATGTCTAAGTCACTTCTGAAAAAAGGGGTGAGCAGAATAATATAGCGGGGGCTATACGCTAAGGGGTGGAGGTCGGGGGAGCGAAGCGAGGGTGGTAAGCGAAAGGGTAATCCTTTGCCACCGGTAGAGAAGATTAAGTGCTAAATGGGGGGTGCTTAAGTTGTCCGGGGGAGCCGGTCAGTTAATTCATGCACTGAAACAACCCTCGGACACCTAACAAAACGAGATGATACAATGGCCAAAACAGACAGTTTCTTTATCAGAGCAAGCACACCAACTAACGGCGTAACTTACGCAGAATCAAGCGTGGACCTTGGGTCCTATGTTGATGCACTCGGCAAGAGTGTGTTGCGCATTCACAACATCAGCGTTGAATACGGTGGTCCACTATCAGCATACGCTGGTGCAGTGAACTCCTCAACTCAAACCTCTTTCCAACTCACAACTCAATCTCAAGGGCTCATGGTTCAAGTTACTGACCGCTCAGTTATC